CCACTTGTCCTTCAGCTTCGCCTCGGTCTCGTCGGCGAACTTCTTGTCCTGGGCCTTCAGCGATGCCTCGTAAGCGGCCTGGTCCTCGTTGACGATGCGGGCCAGCTCCTTCGCCACTGGTGCGGAAACACCGAGTTCGTGGAAGCGCTTGCCCCAGGCATCCCGCGAAGCCTTCACCTCGTCGGTGATCTGCTGCCCATTGGGAAGGTCCGGCCACTCGTACTTGTCCGGCGCCTCGGGCACGCCCATGGCCTTGCGATAGGCGGCAACCTCTTCGGGCTTGGCGTCCTTGCCCGGGGGAACGATGGCCTTGGCCCTCAGGCTGTCGCGTTCCGCCAAGAGTTCCTTGTTGCCCTTGACCACGTCATCCAAAGTGGGGAACCGGCCGGCGTGCTCGCGAAGCTTTTCGTCCTTGATGGTCTGGCGCCATTCCGGGGGCTTGTAGCCGACCGCCTCCAGAAGCTTGTCGCGGCTCTCAAACTTGGCCGCCGTGGTCTTCAGCCCTTCGTCGGCGATGGTGCCGTACCAGGGCTCTCCGCCCGCTCCTGCTTGGGCTTTGGCTTGGCCCTGTTCTTGGCCTTCTCCGCCTGCCGCGCCTTCGGGGGCGCGCAGAATCGTGCCGTAAATCTTCATCAGTTACTCCTTCGCATGAGAAACTTGCCTGTCGGGCGCCGCCTTGGGCTCGACATGCGCGGTCCTGAAAATGCCGAGAACGACGTTCTGCTCTCCGCCGTGAAACATCGTCCTGTTTGGCTCGAAACCTCCAAGCACAGGGGCCGACGTGAACATGTGGCCCATGCTCAGGATCTCGTAGAGCACCCGCTTGCCCTGCTCCGAGCCAAGAAAGACGGCCCGGAAGTCGCGGTACTTGTCCATCTGGTTGTACCGCCCCTTGCCGGGATGCGCCTTGCCAAGGGCCGCGAACAGGGCCTCGATGTCGGGGACGTCGGTCATCCGGATTTCACCTTGATCCGGGGCTTCTCGCCAGACCCGCCAGAAATCCTGTACTTCTCGTCGATGACGGCGCGAAGCTGAATGGCGTTCTCCGGCCCCAGGTTGTCGACGAGCTTCTCGAAGTCGATTTCTGCGGACCCATCGCCCTTGATCCGGGCGCCCAGCATTTCGCAGGCCGAGCGCACCCGCTCCTTCAGGGGCTCTATCTGGTCGCGCAGGGTCTTCTCGCGGGCCTCTGCCGACTGGGCGCGGTCAATCCAAAAACTCTCCGAATCAGCCATTGAATCTCCTACGCCGCCCCACCCTGTAGAACCTTGAGCGCGGGGGCGGCCTTCCCGGCGCCTTCGGCAATCTGCTGCGCGGCCTGCATTTCCGCCGCCGCCTGCTGCTGTTCCATGCGCTGCTGCCGGAGCGCGGCCTTCTTCTCGTCGCCGTTGCGGATGGCGTGAGGAAGTGCGGCGGCTTCGTGGCTGATGCGCGAATACTCATCGAAGTTGACGTTATCGAGCACGTCGGGGTTGCCCGTCTCGGCCGCGATCTGGATGTGCTCGTGCACCCACAGAGACGCCGCTTGCGCCTCGATCTGCTGGCGGATCTTCTTGATCGGGCTTTCGTACTCGAACCGGATGCCCTTGCCCTGAAGGGATTCGGGCACCGGCAGGAACGCGTTGGCACGGAACATCAAACGGAACGAGCGTTCGACGATGGGCGCCTTGTCGTCTGTCTCCAGACGGCCGAACACGGGGCCGACCTCGCGGATCATCTCCTCTTTCCGCTGCATGATCTCGGTGGCCGTCATGTCGGGGCCAGGAACGGGCAGGTTGAGGATGTTCCGGAGAAACGCGGCCCAGATCTGTTCCCGGGTGTCGTTCTGCATGTCCCGGGAGATCGGAAGGTTGGTGCCGCTCTCGATGGGCTGGATCGGAATGCGGCCCAGCTTCATCGCGGTGTCCACGTCGTAATGCACCAGCCCGCCGGGGAATGTGTTGTATTCGGTGAAGAAGCCGTCGAACGGGGTGGCAAGCGGCGGGTCGGCGGCCCTTTGCCCCGCGACAAGGATGGTTTCCCCCATCGCTTGGGCGGTGTTGGCGTCGGGAAGCGCGATCATCGCCTCGGAACTGCCGTAATCCTCGCCCGAGGAAGTGTCCCACCGCGACACGATGAACGGAAAATCACGGAAGCCGCCGTCAAGGGCCTCTTCCTGGGCGAGAACGTCAATCCAGAGATCGGTGTACGGGAAGTTGGCGGACATCACCGCGTCGGGACGGCCCTCCTTGCGGGGCGTGACGCAGTGCAGGTATTCCACCTTCTCGTCGTACTTGCCTTGCCGCCATTTCTCGCGGACGTCGTTGCTCACCTTGCCCAAGGTGAACTTCTCGACGGCCTGTTCCACGGTTAGGAGACGTCTCCGGTACATGCCGGCGGCATTGCCCTCCTCGTCCCAATAGGGGTAGGCGTCCTTCAGGCTGATGCACTGGAACAGCAGACGGTTGAGTTTCCGACCCTCGCTTTCGTAGATGATGCCGGTCCCGAACACGACACGATCCAGGCTGCGCTCTCCCCTGGATTGGCGAAACCGCGCCTTGGGGTCGGCCATGGCGTCGTGCATCTTCTGTTCGGTGTCGGCCAGCCAGTCCTTGGCCTCGTCGTCATTCTTGTCGTCGCTGGACTTGATGTAGAACGCCTTCTCGCCGTCGGGCCACAGCATGTAATCGGTCGCCCTGGCAAGTCCGCGGGCGGCCTGCATCGCGGTGCCGTCGTAAAGGTCGGCGGTGCGGCTTTCCCCAGGGACGACGGTCGACGCGAAGCCAATCCGGCTGGTCAGCATGACCCGGGCGAGATCGTCCCAGGTCTGATCCCACACCCCACGGGCGGAACACTTGTCCCGGAACCGCTCCAGATGCCGCTTCGCGCGCTCCGTCATGTCAGCCAGCCAACAGCGCCGCGCCGCCGCGAGCCTGCGGACGATCGAGCGTGGTTCCCGCGCCAAGCTCCTCGTCGGCGCCGGAGCCGGACGTCAGGATCGATGCCGCGCGGCCCCTGCGTTTCAACTCGGACAGCTTGAGGTCGGTCTTGGCCTTCGTCACGGCCGGGTCTTCGCGGGTTGGTACCGGCGCGACGGCCGCGGGGACCGCCGGGGCGCTTCCGCCAAATCCTGGCATCAGTTGCATCTCAGCGTCCTTTCAGGTCTCGGTAGAGGCCATACGGCGTGATGGCCCACGTTCTGACGCCCAGCACGGACTTGACCAGCCCGACGCAGCTGCGCCAGACCAGGGGGGCCGTGGGGCATGTGTCCCGCTGTTCCGTCTCGACCACCGCGCAACCCTGTTTGCGATAGAACTCCGCGAGGTCGAAGCCGTCATCCTTGGCGATGTACTTGACCACCGGAACGCCCATGTGGCCGTCGATCAAGATCCATAGCCCGTCCGAGCAGACCACGACGAAGCAATGCCAGAAGCCCGGCTTCAGGAACCGGGCCAGGGGATGGGCGCGCTCGACCCGGGAATGGAAAACGACGATGGCCTTCAAATCAGGTCGCTCCTACGCATCGATTTGAGTGTATCCACGGCAGCCTGTGGACCCAAATCATTCAAAAGCGTGTCGCATTGCCGGTCGGTCAGGTCGGGATACTTGCGGCGGTCGGGATACGCCTTGCGGTACTGCTTGCGGGTGATGCGCCGGAGCAGCGCCGCGTCGTTCGGTTCGAGGTCATGCACGAAGCCGGGCTTCACGATCTTGATGCCGGGCTCGGCGATGACGGGGGCCTCGGCCACCAGCAGCCGCACGAGCGGACCCTTGATGTGCGCGGGCACCGGAGGAACACGGGGCTCACCGGGCTTCTTCTCGACCCACATCACCGGGCCGATGGAGCGCCCGTGCCGCGCGCAATAGGCCTCGAGGCTGCCGATGGCATCTCTCTGGAAGCGGACGCGGTCTTCGATGGTCTCGCGGCCGTCGAGCCACACAGCGGATTCCAGCGTGTCTCCAATCGATGCAATGGTCATTTTTCAACCATGGGTGTGTTAAAACGCGGCTTTTGACCAAGTTCTGAGAGCGCAGCCCAACCCATGGTTTATCTGCGCCACATGAACGGGCTATACTTCGAATTGGCCCGGGTTGGGATAACCTGCCTCATCGCCGAATGCGGGTCCGCCCGTAGAGATTGCGCCGCCGTCTGCTCCTGCACATAGGCCGTGAGTGTTGCGGCGGTCCAACCGTTTCGCGCCTCGTCCGCCGTCGGTTCAATCCGGCCGATGGTTTCCTTTGCCTCGTCGAGCGCGCGGGAAAACTGTCTCTTGTCGTCCTTCATTGCCGCCACCGATGGGGGCTATAGCCGCTGTTTGCCTTGGTCGGGAGACTGTGCGTGCGCGCCGACTTGGGCGTCATGCGCGGGAACAGCTCGGTGAACCCCCACACCATCGCATCAACCCTGTCCGGGCTTCCCGAGCCCTCGTAACCAGACGCCGTGACCAAGCACATTTGCGCCTCCAGCTTGGGAAAGGCGCCCACGTGGCTGATCTTGCCAAGGCTGTAAAGCGCCGAAATCGGTTCCGCACGCAACGCCTTGGCCTTGCCGCTTTGCCGCGCCTGCCCAGGAGGCTTTCCCTCTCTCGCTCCCCGCTGGGCGCGGACTTCAATAACCCGGATGTTCGACCGCGTGGCGCGGATCGTGTTCGCCACCATGTCGCCGCCGAAATTGACCTCCGCAACAATGGCGTCGGCGTCGTAAAGGTCATATGCCGCCACGGCCTGTTGCCCCCACTCCTGGGGGCTGCCCATCAGCGACAGGTCATCGAGAACATAGCCGCGGTCGTCTTCCCCTACGGCCACCACAATGATCCCGGTTTCGTTCGATCCGTCGTGCGCCGACCCGGCAGGATCTACCACCACAAGGATTCGCGTCAGCGCCGGCAGTTCGTCGCGCGCCCTGCGGAACCTGTTAACGTTTCCCATCGAGAAAATGGCGCCGACCGCCATGGGCTCATATTCACCGAGCCAAATATGCGAGTATCTGTCCGGCGCGTGTTCCTCATCAAAGGCCCGCTCTTCCTCAAGTTCGGCAGGAAAGAACGGGTTGTCGGTATAGTTTGCCCTGACGACGATGGCGTTTTCGGGAACGCTGCTGCCGCGCAAGAAGGCGTCTACGGCGTCCGTCTCGTGCCTCGGATTCCACGAAAACCACAACTCCGACCCGGGCCGGCGCAACGTGGGGCGCAGCAGCTCCAGAGACCGTTTCGTCAGCGTGTGGGCCTCCTCAACCCACGCCCAATCGAAGCCCTCCAGGGACTTGATGCTGTCCGCGTTGTAATCCGTCATGCCCCGGAAGATGATCAGCCCGCCGCCGGGCCCCCTGATCTCACGCTCGATCGGGCGGAACCCTTTGATTCCAAGGCTGCTGATTTTGTCCTCGATCAG